TGGTTTTACAGGTACGGAACCATATGGACCACAAACTATGAACTATCGTGCAGATTGCGATCCAGCGTTTCAGTTTATCATGCGAGCCAGTCCAAGATCGTTTGGGTATACTAGCGGTTATCTTGATGGCACTGGAGAGGCACCAAATGGAATTCCTACAGGGGCAGGTATTAGTTTTCCACAAAGTCCACAAGTTGGAGATTATTTCTTACGTATAGATTATTTGCCACAAATATTATATCGCTGGGACGGACAACTATGGGTACGTATTAGCACTAAAGTAAGAACTGACACAGGATTTACATATGCTGATAAATCACAACTTAGTGGCTTTATTAATGATGACGGGGAAATCTACGTAAATAATCAAGAGAAATTAATAAAGTCAGCACAGCCATTAAGTCAAATATTAAACTTACCACAAACACCTATACCACCAGAAGAATAAAATATGGCACAATTTTTTTACGATAATCAAATACGTAGATTCTTATTACAATTTGCTAAGATTTTTAGTAATTGGTATGTAACTAAAGGTAAGGATCCCAACGGCAATGACATACTTGTTCGTGTTCCTGTAATGTACGGCGATGCTAGTAGACAAGCTAGTACAATTATTGCAAAAAATAGTGCAAGTAATTTACCCAGTGCTCCATTAATAACTTATTATATTACTGGATTAGAATATGATCAAGGACGTATGCAAGATCCTACATTTATAGATAGACTTAATGTACGACAACGTGCATATAATTCTGAAAGTCAGACATACGAAACTACACAAGGGCAAGCATTTACTGTAGAACGTTTGATGCCGGTACCTTATACATTACGTTGTCAAGTTGATATGTGGACTACAAATTATAATCAAAAATTACAATTAATGGAGCAATTAGGTACGCTTTTTAATCCTGCATTAGAAATTCAAAGTACAGACAACTTTATAGATTGGACGTCATTAAGTGTTGTTTTTCAAGATGGTATTACATTTAGTAGTCGCAGTATACCTATTGGTACAGGCAATCCAATTGACGTATTAACTTGGCGTTTTTACATGCCTATATTCATCAGTACAAGTAGTAAACTGAAAAAGATGGGAGTAATTCATAAAGTTATTGCTAGTATATATAAAGGTAAATCATTACTTGATATTAAAGATGAAGATTTATTATTAGGTACACGACAAAAAATTACTCCATATGGTTATAAAGTTTTATTTCAGAATGGAACATTACAACTTTTACCTAACGATGAACCGTTCTATCCAAGTAATGAAACTTTTGAAATGCCAGCACCTCCAAATACTAATTTATATTGGACTGCGTTATTGAACGTATATGGTAAATGGAAACCAGGCATTAGTCAAATATGGTTACAGAACCCTTATATGGAGGATGAAATTGTTGGTACAATTGTTCCAGATCCATTAGATGATAGAATATTAATTTATCAAGTAGACACTGATACATTACCTCAAAACACATTAACTTCAGTCAGTGGTGTTATTAATCCACTAATGGTAGGCCCAAATGCAGGTTTACCAGGGCCTATAAATGGACGCAGATATTTAATTGTTGAAAATATAGGACATGAAGATAATAGTACAGCTGCTTGGGGAGATTTAATTGCAAGCACTAATGATATTATACAATTTAGTTCGACGACCATGAGTTGGAGCGTAGACTTTGATGCCAGTGACGCTGAAGAAGGTGATGTTGAATATGTAACTAATCTTGCTAATAATGTACAATATAGATATGTTCAAGAAGAAGGACAATGGATGAAATCATATGAAGGTTGGTATGAACAGGGTGATTACAGTATAGTGATCTAATGAATAATACAGCAGTTGGAATATTCTTTTATTGTAAAATAACAAAACGTTTCTTATATCTTTTTAGAAACGATGGTAAAGCCTATGTATGGAGTATACCTGGAGGAAAAATAGATCCAGAAGAAACATTACTAAATGGATTAAAACGTGAATGTTTAGAAGAAACTAGTTACTGGCCTACTAACGCTAAATTAATTCCTATTCAAAAGTTTGTGAATGGAAGTTTTACTTACCATACTTTTTTCTGTGCGATAAATGAAGAATTCAAACCATTACTTAATGATGAACATTGTGGATATGCATGGGTAGGCGATGGACAATATCCACGACCACTACATCCTGGATTATTTTCAACTATTAATATTGATGTAGTGCAAGAAAAACTAAAAACACTTACACAATAAAAACGGGGCTTTATGCCCCGTTTTTACTAGTCATATAGACTATACTCAGCCTACAATCATCTGAATTGCTTCGACACCCGTAGCGCCCAGTATTGCTGCTGCGCCCATTAGCATCCATTTTATCTTTTCAATGCCTGATACCTTGTCTGCTAATTCTTCATGTGCTTTATTTTGGCTGTCTTGAAACTCTTTTAAGAAATCTCTCGTTTCAGCCATGTTACGATCTAAACATTCGTGTAAATCTTTAACATCAATTTTCAATTCATCAACCTTATCATGTAGATTGCGAACTTCTAATTGCAATACTGCCACATCGGTAACAGTTTGTTCAAAACGCTTTCTTACTGTTGTTGGCATTTTTTACTTCCTATCAAGCCTTATTAATACTTACTAATGGATAAGGCATACCATTATCAGCGTTAGCCACAGCAGCAGTATTGAATGTACCGAATGCTGGTGAACTATTGTTAATATTTGCTGCATCATTTGGCAATGCTGTCTCGCCAGAAGTTGCTGTAAATATTTCAAGAGTATGATCACTTAGGCTCTGTACTAGAGTAGTGTCTGCGTTAGCATATGTTGCAATGATTGACATAGTGTTTGGTAACAACGCTGTGTTTGCTAGATTTGCTGTATAGCAAGCACCTATTAATCCAGATGTTGATCCTTTTACCAAATACTTCTGTTTGCCTTTTTGACGCACGATGAATCCTGCTTCATTGTCAGCATATGCAAAACTTCCGCCTGATACAGCGACCGCCGCATTAGCGGTTAATTCAAGCTCCTGAGCATCAGTAATACTATCTACATAGCCAATCAAATCTCCATCACTATTGGCTAATACTGAACCTGCTGATAGTTGAGTATCAAATGCAGTGCTGCTGCCTGTTACAGTAGTGCTATTTGTAGCTGCTGTTAAAGTACCTGTACCTGACTGGCCAACTGCAACGCGACAAAGAACTTGATTGCCAAATATTGCAGTATTACCACCAACTACGCTATATGTATTTGCGTTGGTTGCTGGATACCCATCGCCTCCATTTGGATTGTTGAAATATGCATCAACAACGCCAACTGTTAGGGCTACAGATTGTGCTGCTGTAGTTGAAAGATCAACTTTAGCAAAAGTTGGATTTGCAGAAAGTGCAGTTGCAGAAACAGTGAATGTACTGTTAGCACCTGCGTTAATTACTTCTAGAATAAAATATGTAGTACCTGCTACTAAACCACCTACGCTGCTTGCTGGAATAAATGGCATGCCTGCAATAATGCCTAGAGTAGTAAAGTTTGCTGAAGTAGTTACGATATCTGTTGCCGCTGCTGTTGCTGTTAATGTAACCACAGCTTGGGCTTTTGCGATTTTTAGTGGACGACCCATTGTTTTTCTCCTTTAATTTCGGGTTCTAGCCGATACGCGGCGGGGACCGCATAAGTCACTAAAACTTATTAGTGAGCAAAGTATTTATCTTTTTTACATATATTATCCAAATTAGTAAATAACACATGATTTTAAATAAAAGCTACTATTATACATTATGGGACATGGGACAAAGTCCAACATCGTTTGTAAGGGAAAAAAGTTATAAGCCTGAATTTCCATGGAATTTTACTGACTATTTTGAATATACTTTATCTAATAGTAATATGCAAAGCAATTTAGCAAATAATGATGCATGGTACATAGAATTTTTTGGACCGTACTGTTTTACTACTTATAATTTAAGTGATTTCATACCTAAGTATGTTTTAGATAAAATAAAACGAAATGAATGTAATTTAGTTCTGCACAATACAGGTCATGGACAACATGAAGCTATAGAAAATATATACCAAGAAGTTATACTGAAATTTAATTTGCCATTTGATAATATAATAATATCGAGTGAAAGTGCAGACATGCACACCGCTGGATATTTTATAAGCAAAAAATTAAATCTTCCTATGGTTAACTATTATCTTACAACAGAATTTGAAGGTTACTACAGTCATTATGCTAAAAATCTAGCAGTTAAATTTAACAATTTTGAATTGAAGCATTATGACAAAAAGTTTTTATGTTTAAATGGATATTATAGACGACATAGAGCAGCACTTATAACTATGTTATCAGGATTAAACTTGTTGGATAAAGGTTTGATTAGTTTTAATATTAAAGAAGGCGGTGCTGAGCCTGAAGACACATATAATTTTATGAAAGAATTTTTTAGTCAAATACCTGAAGTAAACAGTATTTTAGATAATAATAAAGATAATTTACTAAAACTTAAATCAATTTTATTGGATAGACCATTTAACCACGGAGAAAACCTAGCAGTTGTTATGCCTGAACATGATACATATTTTAATGATACCTTTTTTAGCGTAGTTACTGAAACAAACTACCCTGACTTTAACCCAATTCATCATACACCAGAACTACCTAACAGAGTAGGACGACTTCTTAGTGAAAAAATTTTTAGAACCATTTATTTTAAACATCCTTTTTTAATTGTGTGCAACCCACATAGTTTAAAATTATTAAAGGAATTAGGATACAAAACTTTTGATAGCTTGATAGATGAAAGTTATGATGATGAAACTGATAATAGTATTAGAATTTATAAAATAGCAAAAGAAATTGAAAGACTTTGTAATTTAAGTGATGAAGAAGTTTACAACTTTATAAATCAAGCAAAATATATTTGTGAACATAATTTTGAAATGTTAAAGACCAAACATCAATTTTTTTGTAGAGAATTAAAAATATGATCGTTAACCTTTTTAATCAAGAAATTAAAAAATTTAATTACATACATACGTATCCCGGATTTAAAAAGATAGGAATAAAATATTATCATGTACCCAAAAATCCTATTGGAATATTAAATGTGCCTAACTTATGTGATTATCTAGATATAAACGATGAAAAACTATACTACGTTGAATTTTTAGGGCATGAAACATTTGATCAGGTTACCTTAGAAGAGTTTGTTGAAGATAAATGGATAGAACCAATAAGAAATGGCGATGTCAAGTTAGCCCTTCATATGTCAGGGCATGGTTACCATCAAATTATTGAAAGCATATATGTAAATTTAATCGGTAGGGATAGAGTACCTGCAAAAAACATTTACTTAAGTAGTGAAAGTTTTGACATACACAAAGCTGTAGATTGGTATAGTAAAAAATTGAATTTGCCAGCTATAAAAACAAGAGTTACTTTAGAATTTGAATTAGGAGCTAAATATCAGTCAACTCATCTTAGAAACTATTTGGACGGAGCTCATAAAGAATTTGTCCAAATACAACAATTTGATTTTCAATTAAAATCTTATAATAAAAAGTATTTGTGTTTAAATGGCTTTTTTCGTCAACACAGAGCAGCTATTGTATTTTTACTTGCAGCTAAAAACTTATTAAAAGATGGATACGTAAGTTATAATATTAAAGATAGTGGTGGACCAAGTGACGGAGCTTCAGTTTTACGTGAATTATTAATAAGGTTTAATAAAAACGAAGAGATTATTAAAATCTTACAAGACAATTATACAGTTTTAAGTAAAATTGATAATATTTTATTAGATACTACATATAATCAAAGTGAAAAGTGTCTCGCGCAAATACTACCAGAACATAATATTTGGTTCAACGATACGTACTTTAGCTTAGTAACAGAGACAAACTTTCCGTTCATATATGAAAAAGCATTTCCATATAATGAAAATGAATTTTATGATATAGTTGGACGTTTATTTAGTGAAAAAATATTTAGGTGTTTTTTATATAAACATCCGTTTTTGGTAACAGCCCCTAAACATTTTTTAAAAATTTTACACTCGTTAGGTTACAAAACTTTTAGTCCATATATAGATGAAAGTTATGATAATGAAGAGGATGATGCTACTAGACTTTTTAAAATAGTAAATGAAGCTGAAAGACTTTGTAATTTAAATCAAGTTGAATTAAAAAACTTTCTACACTTTGCCAAAGGCATTTGTGATCATAATTTTGAAAATCTTAAAAAAAGAGAGCAGTTTGTATTTGATTTGCCCTATAACTTAAATGCTCCACCATAATCTTTTCTTTCTTTTACTGGGTCATTAAGTATTGCAGCCATTTCATTTTTAAGATGATAACGTTCTTCCATTATATCCCTAACATATAAGGCTCTACGACCTATTTCTTCTAATTCGTATTTTGTATCAACTTTCTTTTTCTTAAATTCATCTTCAACTTCCCAAACTTGCCTATGGACCTCATACAGTCTTTCAAGTTGGATAGCTATCAAGTCTAAAGGTAATTCTTTAATTTGATCTAAATAAAAATCTAATTCTTCTTTATTAGTTCCTATTTTATTGTATTTTAATTTGGCAATACAATAACGATCTACAAGTTCAATTACAGGAAATTTATACATTTATTATCTCTACTTTTGGAAAGTACTTTAAAAACAAATCATTTTTATTATTTCTTTTTTGCTTAATCTTACTAGAAATTTCATTAAAGAAATTCCATGCTAGGGGTATATACAGAACCTTGTCATCTATATGTATATTGTTTAAAACATCTATAGAAGTAACTGGGATTTTAGTACCAGGAGTAAAAGTATTTTGCTTTAACGGGTTGTCGTCAATTATAAAATCAAGTTTTATATCGGAAAAATTTAAAAGGGTATTACCCTTAGCAGCCGCCCCATACCCTACAAGCTTAAATTTATTATCTCTATAACTTAGTAAAGTATCCTTAAGTATTTGCAAGTTAGCTAACACAGTCGTTTGCCAACGACGATAAGTTTCTAATTTAAGTAACTTTGCTTCCATTGCAATTAAATTTTGTATGTAATAACTTCTATCTATGGTTTTGCTAAACACAAACACATAGCTATTACCATGAATTGGTGTCTTTAAAACGTCAATCAAATTAAGTTTTGCTCTTTTACTTAATTCATTCATGCTGTTTACATTAAAGAAATTAACATGTTCATGATAGATAGTGTCAAATTCATTATTAAGTATCATGTCTGCTTGACTGGTTTGTATAAACAGTAATGTATGATTACTCATTAATTGATTACATGTACTTAAAAATTCTAACGGATTAGGGTTGTGTGCGAATACATTTTGCGCTGTAATCGCGTCGAGGTTTGGTAAATTCTTACTTACAATGCTTTTATCAAAAAAGTCACAAATTACATTGTGATTAACTTTACTATACTGATATATATTTTTTGCTGGATCTACTCCATAAGTATTATAACCTAAACTTTTAAAACTATCTAGCTGTGTTCCGTCATTGCATCCTATATCTAGTACATTGTATGAAGCTCTATCTATAGTTTGATCTACATAACCTGCAAACCAATTACTATAATCCTTAAGTGTTTTACTTGTACCACTTACATAAAGATAATTATTATAAATGATTTTTGGATCTACTGTGTGTGTTAATTGTAAATGAAAGCATTTCTTACAAACATTAAGTGCTAAAGGAAATTTAGGTTCGGGTACATTATCTTTTAAGAAATTATTCGCTAATGGTTGAACACCTAAGTCTATAGCCAATTCTAAATCTTTACTACCGCAAGCTAGACAACTATAATTTTCTGTAATGTTATTCATAATCTATAAATTTATTCCTGTCACTAAAACTTGTTTCACTAATTTTGCTTGACAATTCTTCTAATATGTTATCTATCGTTACAGTAAACTTATAATTAAAAGTTTCTGTAAATTTAGTAGTATCCATATGAAAATCGTAAATCCCCTTAAGGTCTGGAGTTTTAATTATTTCACACTTAAACTTTTTGCTTATGCATTTACTAATATTGTCAACCGTATCAACAAAACTTGCTAAGTTATATATACCACTTACAGGATGATTTATAATGGCATCAATAGCTAAACTTATATCATGTATGCCCAAAATAGGGCGCATGATATCGGTATTATTTACAAACATTTCACCCTCTAGTAGCGATTTTTTTGTCATACTATTAATCATTAATTCTTCGCGGGTATTAGGACTCCAACCATTTACTGTTCCAAAACGCAATCCAATTATTTTATAACCTTTTTCTATAAAATTTTGTGCTTGTGTATCCAGTGAAAATTTGGTTAAATCGTAATTGTTAATAGGTTTAAATATAATAGGATCATCTTCCCTACTATACTTATTACTTAAACCATAAACACTGCCGCTACTTGCATAAATCAATATCTGTTTTTTATCTAATTTTTTAATTAAATCTACAAAGTTGTTAACGTTATTATTCCAACTTGAATTAAGTGGGCCATTACACATTTTAACGGAACTATGTCCTGCTAATAATATTACCACATCATATTTTGATAATTCTTCTGTAGTTAAAGTTTTGTAATCCTTTAATATGTTTGTTGAGTATGGCTTAGTAAACCAACAGATATCTATGCTAGTAATTTGATATTTTGTATGTAGGTCGTATATTAATCTTGACCCAATATACCCATTTCCACCTATTACTAGCACTCTTTTATCCATAAATTTATTTAACGATAGTTTGGTATCTAAATAAAATTTGGAAGAATATGATTTAGTGGAAGACTTTCAAACAAGAAAGAATATGATTATTAATGAAGTTAAAAAACTTAATAATATGGCAAATTCTGATTTTAATAGTTTCTTAAATAAATGTCAGGACAATGTTGAATATAACTACAATTTATTAAAACAAAAAGTAGAAAACAAACTATTCTCCGATTG